TAAAGGTATATTTTAGGGAGTTATAATGTCATTCGATCCTAACAGCCCAGCAAATAGGGCAAAGTTTTTAAAAGATAATCCAGATAAGACGGATAAGGATTATGATAAAATATTTGGTATAAAGAAAGAGCAACCCTCTTATAAACAAACTGATGCAAATAGAAAAAAATTTTTAAAAGATAATCCAGATATGAAGAGTACAGATTTTGATAATATGTTTAAGGCAAAAGGTGATGTAAAAAAGAAAGCCCTTGGTGGTTACATGGGTAATGTAATGGCTGGACGTGGTGGATCATTTAAAGGTTCTTCTTAATGGATATAGTTACTTATTTACAAAAAGTAATTCAAGAACGACGAGCAGAGATTAGCGAAACGCTAATGTCAAGTGGTGTTGGTGATATGAGCCAATATCAAAATTTCATGGGGCAAGTATCTGCTCTTGCATTTATGGAACAAACATTAAGTAAAATAAAAACAAATATGGAGACGCTAGACGATGACTAAAACACTATTCGTACCTGAACGTATAGCTCAGGAACGCTCGACTGCAGCAAAAAAAGCTACAGTATCGTCAAACTTAAATACTCTTGATCCATCTAAGTTTGGATTACCGAAAGAGAATGATAGTTTATCTGCTTTGGAAAAGTTACCAAAGCCTACTGGATGGAGAATTTTAATTCTTCCTTATATAATGCCGAGTGAGACTAAGAACGGCATAATCCTTTCAGATGAGACAGTTGAGCGTAACAGAATCGCAACTAATGTTGGCTATGTAGTCAGTGTTGGTCCAGACGCATATAAAGATAAAGATAAATTTCCTGATGGTCCTTGGTGTAAAAAGGGTGATTGGGTAATGTTTGGTCGATATGCTGGTTCTAAATTTAAAATTGTTGATGCTGAACCTCGTTTATTAAACGATGACGAGATTCTAGCAACGATAGGACACCCATCTGATATATTACATGTTTTATAAGGAGACTTAAATGGATAATACTCAATTAAAAGAAGAAGAAAAGACCGAACAACTTGAACTCAATATTGAAATTGAAGACGATGAAGTTGAAACGGATTCTGGGGTAGAGGTAAAAAAAGAAAACTCCTCTACAAAAAATGATGATGAACTCGGTTCGTATACCGAAGATGTCAAAAAAAGAATTAATACTTTAACTTGGAAAATGAGAGAGGCTGAACGTAGGGAAAAAGCAGCACTCGATTATGCTAAAAAAGTTAAGGAAGAAAATGAAAACCTTTCTACTAAGTACGATAAAACTAATGAAGACCTCCAAGAACAGTATGGTGGTAAAATTGTTAGTCAATTAGCCGAAGCGAAACGAGCTTATACATTAGCTTATGAAGAGGGTGATGCTACGCAAATGGCAGAAGCTCAGTCTGTAATAGCAAAATTAAGTGTAGAAGAAGAAAATGTAAAAAAAGAAAAAGCTAGGCTTGCTACAAAGAAGGAAGAAGTAAAAACCGTTGCAGAACAACCAGTTACGCAAAACACACCTGCTCAAGCACCTGATCCAAAGGCTGTAGATTGGGCTAGTCGAAACGAATGGTTTGGAAAAAACGACGCAATGACCTTTACAGTTTATTCAATTCACCGTAAGCTGACAGAAGAAGAAGGTTATGATGCTACTTCTGACGAATACTATGCAGAAGTAGATAAAAGAATGAGAGACGAATTTCCTCATAAATTTGAGGATAACAAAACAGGAGCAACTCGTAAAAACGTCCAAACGGTTGCCTCTGCAAATAGAAATGTAAAAAATGGACGCAATACTATTCGCTTGACCAAAAGTCAAGTGGCTATCGCAAAAAAACTTGGAGTACCACTCGAAGAATACGCAAAACATGTGAAGGAGCCAACTTAATGTCACAAAATATTACGAATAGAACCTCACGTGCTGCTGAAACTCGTTCAACGCAAGAACGCAAGAGACCTTGGAAACCAGCATCATCTTTAGAAACACCTCAAGCCCCTGAAGGCTATAAATTCAGATGGATAAGATCAGAAGTACGTGGAGTTTCAGACTCTAAAAACGTCGCTTCTCGTTTACGAGAAGGATGGGAGTTTGTTCGTGCTGATGAATATCCAGATTTTCATGCTCCGACTATTGAAGACGGTAAGCATGCTGGTGTAATAGGAGTTGGTGGGTTAATATTAGCCAAGATCCCATTAGATGTTGTCGAAAGTCGTGCATCTTATTTTGCAGGTCAAACTGCAGATCAGATGACAGCCGTAGATAACGATCTTATGAAAGAACAGCACCCTTTGATGCCTATCAGCAAAGAAGGGGGTAGTCGTGTAACTTTTGGTGGTCCAAGAACGAAAGTTTGAGGATCTAATTTTTAACTTTAATTCGGAGATTTTGAATTATGGCAAACAGTAATGTATCCTTTGGCTTAAAGCCTATAGGGATTTTGGGTGCAGCACCCTACTCTTCAGGAGTAACTGAATACCGTATTGCATCGGATAATAGTAATCCGATCTTTCAGGGTATGGCAGTTATTCCATTAACAGCTGGAGTTATTGATGATCTACAGGCAGCAGCAGGTGGAAACGTCGGTATCGCAGGTGTGTTTAATGGTTGTGAATATGTTTCTTCAACAACAGGAGAAAGAATATTCTCTAACTTTTGGCCAGGATCAGGGGCAGATAGTAACTTCCCTGTAAAGGCTTTCTTGTACGATAATCCTAATCAGTTATTTACTATATGTACTTCTAACGTAGTATCTGCAGCAAACACTGAAGCAGAGATTCGTGCAGCAGTATTTGCAAATATTGCTTTCGCAACTGGAAACAGTGGTTCTACAACTACTGGTATTTCAACTGCAACAGCAGATTTAAATACTATAGCAACCACCAACACTTTAGCATTAAGAATTATGGGGATTCAAGAAGATCCTGAAAATTCTGATTTTACTGCTGCTGGTATTCCATTAATTGTTCGTATAAACAACCACTTCAATGCACCAACGGGTTCTATTGCTGCTGGTACTGTTTCTACAACTGGCGTATAAGGGAGAGTAAAAAATGGCGATTTCACGTGCACAACTAGCGAAAGAGCTAGAACCAGGATTGAACGCATTGTTCGGTATGGAGTATGGTCGTTACGAAAATGAGCATTCAGAAATTTTTGATACAGAGTCTTCAGATAGAGCTTTTGAAGAGGAAGTCATGCTTTCTGGATTCGGTGCTGCCCCAACTAAGTCAGAAGGTGGTACAGTCAATTTTGATACTGCAAACGAAGCATTTACTGCTCGTTTTACACACGAAACTATTGCATTAGCTTTTTCAATTACTGAAGAAGCAATCGAAGATAATCTTTATGATCGTCTTGGAGCAAGATATACTCGTGCATTAGCAAGATCAATGGCTCATACGAAACAAGTCAAAGCAGCAGCAATCTTAAATAATGCTTTCACAGGTGGAGCTTCTGCTGGTGGAGACGGAAAAGCATTATGTGCAACAGATCACCCATTAACTAGTGGTGGTACGTTGGACAACGTTGCTGCAGCAGATTTAAATGAAACATCTTTAGAAGATGCTTTAATTTCAATCTCTGGCTTTACAGATGAGAGAGGACTAAAGATTGCATTAAGAGGAATGAAGTTAATTATTCCATCTGGCTTGCAATTTGTTGCAGATAGACTATTAATGTCTGCTCTACGTCCAGGAACTTCTGATAATGATGTAAACGCAGTTAAGAATATGGGTATGTTACCTGACGGTTATGTAGTAAACCATTTCTTAACAGATACAGATGCGTTTTTCATTAAGACAGATGCACCTAACGGCTTAAAACATTTTGAGCGTGCACCGATTAAAACTCAAATGGAAGGTGACTTTGACACTGGAAATATGAGATTTAAAGCGAGAGAAAGATACTCTTTCGGTTTTTCAGACCCAAGATGTGTTTTTGGAAGTCCAGGAGCATAAATAAAATTAAAAGGGTGACTAGTCAGTCACCCTTTTTTATTATATATTAATTTTAACCCTAACAATCACATCCCGTGATTGACTAAGCCAAGATAGGAGATTAAAATGGCTACTACAACTTTTAAAGGAACTTTACGTTCTGAAGGTGGATATTCATCTATCGCTACTGCAGGAACTACTGGAGTAGAAACAACTCAAATGTCAATAACTTCTGGTGGTTTTGCTTCTTTAGATTCAAACACTCTAGCAACAGAAGCAGGAACTGGTATTACAACAGGTTCTGGAACTATTTACAGAAGTTCTGTTCAAAGAGTTGGTGGTATAATCACAACAAGAATTCTGATTGACTTAACTGGTTTGAGATCAACAGGTGGTGCTGACATTATTGGTGTTAACGGAACTGCTTTAGTTTGTCACATTGGTCAAATAACTGCTGCAAGAAATGGTACAATCTTAACAGGTAGTATGGAATGTTTTGAAGCACCAGCAGGTGGTGATCCAGATATTAACATACATTCTGCTACAGAAGGAACTGGAGTAGAAGATGCTGCTATTAGTACATTAGATGAAA